AGGGTAAGGGCGTGGAAGGGGCTAACATTGCCTGGTTAAACGAAGCTAACCAATTCACTCGTGAAGATGTGGACTATATCGACACAACCCTACGAGGTGAAACAGGCGTTCCCATATCTCTCATAATGGACTGGAATCCTGAATCCATCAACCATTGGCTGAAACGGGAAGTGGATGAGAACAAGGATAAACCCGATTGCCTATTCCACAAGTCAACCTTCTGGGACAATTACACAATCGACCGGGAAGCCCTACACGAACGCCTTTTGCGGATCAAAGGTCACGGTCTGGAAGGCGAGAGAAGGTATAAGGTCTGGGCCTTGGGCGATTGGGGAGTTGAAGATGTTGATTCAACCTTTGCCTATTCTTTCGAGGCCGACAAGCACGTTGTAAAGGGTAGGATCAACATCAACCCTCAGTTTGAAATATACCTTTCATTTGACTTCAACGTGACCAACACCTGCGGAGTCTACCAGTTTCTGAAGAACGTCAAAGGCCAGAAGTATTACGCCACGATCAATAAGATTAAGACATACCGAATCGGGGATCTAAAAATACTTTGTGAAACGATCAAGGCTGAATTCCCAAAAGCAAAGTTCATCATCAACGGGGATGCATCCGGGCAAAACAAGTCAGCATTCACATCGGATAATATCTCAGCCTACACGGCCATTAAATCACATCTGCAGTTGAATGATATGCAGATTCAGGTCGCACCTGCTAACCCGTCACATATCCAGTCCAGAGTCATCACTAACATGGTTCTGCAAAGATGTAATGTCAGGATAGCGGAAGAAAATGACCTGCTGATTGAGGATTTAAAGCAAGCCCAGGTCGACCGAAAAGGAAGTCTTGACCCGTGGAAGCTGAAGAACCCGAACCTATCACACAGTCTCGATGAGTTCAGATATTTTGTTTTCACTAATTTTAATGAAATTGCAACCGATTACGAAATTGATTGAACAAAATGAACTGCTGTAAAACCTGTTACTCCATCTGTGAGCCTCTGATTTCCTGCTTTGAAACCCTCCTGGTTTACCTTCCGATTGGATATCCAGATGAAACGGTTAAGATCAGGATTAGCAATGGTCAGAACCATGTGACCTATCAAACCTCTGAGGTCATCGGTGGTACGCACATCCAGATTGATCTGGATAACACATTAATTCCGCAAGGGTTCTTTTCCGGCTTTGGTGGCCCGTATGAAATCCGGTTCTTGAATCCATCCTTGCAGGAATTGAATTTTGTTGCAATTGACGGAAAGATGTATAATTGCATTTCATTTAATGTGGCGAACGGTTCAACAGATGAAACGGTTGCTTTCGTGAATGCTTTCTACAACGAACTGCCGGAAGGTTACTGACATGAGAATAGTTAACGGTCTTAAAGTTTTCACGCATGACGAGGCAGTTGATATGCTGAATCAGGATGAACCGAAGCCAGACAACGACACTAAATCAGCGTTTAAAATCCTATTGATTCTTTCAATCGTTGTCATTCTCGCAATCCTTTTCTTTTAATCAACCATGACAAACTATGAATCAAATTGTGGAGGCAAGCGCAGAGGATGCTGCATTATTAGCCCTGTTTCAGATTGCGATACTGTCGGCAATGCTATCATTGTTCTTGGACTATCTGATGGATCATATGCCGCCTTTCCAATGGTATCTCAACCAGTTAAGCCAACTGCCCGAAAACATCGCAAAGCCCCTCGGTGAATGCCTCTTTTGTTCGGGTGCATGGCAATACCTTATCATCTCAATATTTTACTTTAATCAACCTGTATGGCTTTCAATATTTGGCCTTGGAATAAACCATCTGGCACTCAAACTACTGGCATACTTACGCAGCAAGATCAACCTGTAACACCTCAATACAATGGGACTGCCGACCGGAAGCATTGGGATAAGATCAAGTTTGCGTTTACTTCTGGAAACCGGAATTACTTCTGTTTTGGGCATGATATCAACATCCCTTACGAGAGGATGCACGCAGCCATTGACATTTATCGGGAGTTGGATGCGGCAGTCAATCCAGTTTATCTCGATAGCCATTGTAAAGCCGTTGATGCCGTTCTGGAATCCGAGAAAATCAAGACCAACAAGAAACTAATTGAGATTGGTATATTGAACGCCAGACTGAAGGAACGCAAAGAACTGGCCATTTCTGTCCAGATTCAAATCAAACTGGCAACGGTCAAATACTTTGATGAGATCGAAAACCCATTCAGTTATCAGCACGATTACAACAAGTCAAAGATTGAACATTGGGCCAAGTATGCCGATGTGCCTACTTTTTTTTTGACGTTGCCGGAAAATCAATATCTGACTACTGGAGACGAATTACAGAGGAGTTTGAACACCTATTTAACGGGGGAAACTCTGATGAATTTAAAGATGTTAGAGCATCATATTACATTACTTGCCTCCGAGACTTCAAACGCAGATTCAACGAAAATCTTAGCTTTGCAAAAGGAATGGGAGTCGGTCTTTCTGAACTGGTCGAACAACCCCTCTACACTTACTATCTGATGTACTCGCATTGGGTAGCATCACTTAAGCAAGACAAATCCAATGCGAAAAAATGAGTACCTTAAGTACCAATCAGATTGTTGTCGAATACATCATTAAAGAGGGTGATATTCAAAAGGCACAACAGAACTTTGATAAACTGACCGAGGCTGAAAAAAGGGCGATTCTTGAAACCAAGAAACTCAATGCCGAAATACTCAATGTTGGTTCATCATCTGAAAAGGCATTTGTATCTGCATTGACTCCCATAAAGAATTCAAGTGATGCAGTTAGATCGTTTACAACTAATCTGAAAACGGCAGCACAGGCGGCAGTTGAAGCAGGTAACAAGGCAAGTGCAGGATTTACCGGAATAACCGCAGCCGAAAAGAAAGCCGAGGCCGGAGCAAAGGCGTTCAATGATAAATTAGTTCAACTCAATACCACACTTGTTACAACAGGTCGTGAAGGTAGAAAATCAACAGAACAGGTTGCAGGTGGGATGAAAAACATTGGCGGTATTGCCGATGGATTAGGCCCAATGATTAAAAGGGCATTTGCCGGAGCAGCACTAATCGAATTCACTAAAAAGATATTTACAACTACTGCCGCCTTTGAAGGTTTAAGAACGACAATTGACTATGCAACCGAGGGCCAACAAGAAAACGGGAAAGCGTTTCAATATCTGACCAATCTGGCTAACACATACGGTAAAGACTTGCAATCCCTTGCCGGAACTTATTCATCGTTTACATCTGCATCAAGTCTATCAGGCATCAAACTGGAAGAATCCAATAAGATATTTGAAGCTGCCGTCAAAGCATCAACCGCACTTGGTAAATCAAACGAAGATACCCAAGGCATTCTTTTGGCCTTTTCTCAAATCGTTTCCAAAGGAACAGTTCAGGCTGAAGAGTTGAGAGGCCAGATCGGAGAACGTATTCCAGGGGCGTTCAACCTTGCCGCAAAAGCGATGGGAGTGACTACTCAGGAACTCAATAAAATGCTTGAACAAGGTCAGGTCATATCGGCTGATTTCCTTCCGAAGTTCGCAGTTGAATTAGAGAATGCCTTTGGGGATGCGGCAAATAAAAAGATGAGTAGTTTGACGGCTACCCTTGGACGTTTTACAACTGCATGGAGTCGCTTTCTGGAATCACCTGCAATCAGCAAGTATTTGGCCGAAACGGTAAATCTTGCAACCGTATCATTGGATAAAGTTAGAAAATTAACACTTTCGGAAAGTGAAAAGAAGGCCGAAGATGCCGCAAGAATTGAATCCAACATCACAACAAACCTGAAAACCGAATTGGCTGAAAGGCTAAAAACCATTCAGGACAATACAAACAAGAATGCCACAATGGATCAGGTTGTGTTGCAGAAATATACCGAGACATTGGCCTATCGTGATCAGTTGATGGAAAAGACTGTCAACCTAAGAATTCAATCTGCCGGATCAATGAATAAGGCCGCATTGACCGAGGCTGAAACTCAATTGAAATATACCAACATCGTTTTGGATGCTCTCGATAAAGAGGTCAAAGGTGTTGAGGTAACAAACAACAAAAAGATTGAACTAACCGAAAAGGAAAAGAAAGCCCTTGAAGATGCCGCAAAGAAACGCAAGAAGGCTCTTGAAGATGAATACAAGAGAAAGGTTGAATTACTGGAATTAGATAGGCAAATCGCTGCTGAAAAAATCAAGCAAACGGTTGATGCTGATGGTCAGAAAATAGCCATGATGGAATTGGAGTTTGCAACTAATTTGAAACTACTAAAAGTCTCAAAGCAATATGCAGCCCTTGAAGTTCAACAGGCAAAAGACAAAGCCAAAATCCTCCCTGAAATTGTAAAGACTCAAAATGTCGAAATCACCCAGGAATACATTGATGCCGGAATTAGAGATCGTGAAACCCGTGTCAAAGGTGAGGATGAAGTACAACAAGGAATCTACGAGGCTAAACTGAAAGCCATTGAACGGAATAAAATGATTCAAGAGGCTTCGATTGAATCTGAGGTCTTGACTGATTTTCAAAGAAGTGAAAAGCTAATTCAAAACCAAATAGCTGCAAATAATGAAATCATAAAGGCTAACGATGAAGCCGCAAACAAAAGCGTTGAATCTGCATTAGATGCCAATGATAAAATTCTTGCAGACAACGCTAAACTATACCGTGAATTGTCTGATTTGCGTAAAAAGGATGAGGAAGACCGAAAAAAAAATAATGTTGATTTGGTGACTGCTTATGCTCAAGCAGCCTCTTCAATTCTTCAAGATTTACGTAATCTGCAACAACAGAATGCTCAAAAAGAACTTGAATCCTTAAATAAAAAGTATGAGGCTGAACTTCGTCTGGCCGGAGACAATGAGCAGAAAGTATTGGAGTTGAATGAGAAAAAAGCACAAAAAGAAAAGGAAATTAGAACCAAGGAATTTCAGGCTCAGAAATTAGCTGCAGTTGCTCAAGTTATATTTAATGTTGCTCCAATCATTGCAAAACAAATATCAGGTGTTATAACCGCACCATTAGCGATTGCATCTTACGCAGCAGCAGCATTCCAGATTGGGACGATATTAGCCCAACCAACACCAGAATTCAAAGAAGGAACAAAAGGTAAGCCCTTCAAAGGTGGTAAGGCGATTGTCGGTGAGATCGGTAAAGAGTGGGTTGTTACTACATCCGGTCAGGTGTACGAAACACCAGGAGTAGCTACCTTGGTTGACCTTCCGAAAGGATCACAAGTAATCCCACATCACGAGGTCATCAAATCAGAAAGGTTCATGGGTTCTAAGCTGATGAATCAGGGGCGTGGTGAGTCTGGAACAGGGCAGTTGGTAGAAAGACTAATCAGCATTGAAAACACCTTGTCAAAGCTACCAATCACATCCCTGACGATGGATGAAAGAGGGTTTACGAAGAAGATTCAAACCAAATCAAGAGAAACCAGAATCCTAAACAATCGTTTTGGTAATTAGTTCTTTTTGTTGCTACTTTGCGATATAGGTTTTTTATCCATCTTTTTTGTTTTTTCGCTTGTTTTCAAAAAGCCCGGCTCATAAGGTCGGGTTTTTTGTTGCAAAATAGTTTGATAGTTTAATTCTCTTGTTTAGTTTTGTTGCAAATTAAAACAAACGAAAAATGAAAATTACCAATTTAGAAGACGTAGAAAATCAAGCTAAAGAATTGATTTTGTTTGCAGAGCAAAATGATCATTCAGCATTTATAATGTTTGTTGAAAAAAGATCTGAATCAATCTATTCTAATATGATTGGAACGCAGCCCGATTTATTGAATGGCCTTATTCATTTAATGAACACGGAAACTGATTTTTTGGATTTAATTTATACCACCGTAAAAACGTGGCAACAAGATAAAATTTCAATGAATTAAAAGGATAAATGTTTATTTCCATAGATTTTTTTTGAATAAAGAGCCTCACATATTGTGGGGCTTTTTTTATTTACCTTTGTCCTATGGCAGGATGGAAGTTTTACTTAAACAATATTCAGGTTGCTGAACCAATCGGTTTTGACGCAATCGAATTCACGGCCAAACGGCTACCTTCTTACGGCATTGATTCGCCATTCTCAACTGAACTGACATTCACCGGCAAGGCC